ATTGGGCATTCAAGGGTATAATTGAACAAATCAAATGTGAACACGAATTTAGAGAAACAACATTTTATGATGAAAAAGGATTATCATGTAAAAAATGTCTCTATACAATTATCAAACCAAAAAATAAAAAACAATAAAATGAAATTTTTATTGCTATTTTATAACTTTTAAGATTAAATAAATTATGAAAAATATATTAAATAAAATTGGAATGTTTTTGACCAAAAAACTTCATTTATTGTTAGTTATCACACATTTTAAAAAAGACAGTAGATATAATAAAAAGGGGGATCACCGTATGGTCAGTGGATTGGATAAATCCTCACCATTTCCCCGGAATATTTCCCCCTTTTACTTTACAAAGGTATGTAAAATTATATTAAAAACCAAATTATTTTTATATAAACAAGTTATCACACATTTTAAAAGAACAGTAGAATATTTTAAAAAAACATCAAATAAATTACGACTTATGTTTATTAAGACATTAAAGAAAGTTTTAGAAAATCAATTACAAACATACTATCTTGAATTCAATTTTATGACTCTTGATCATCTTAATTATTATAAATTACCAATAATATGTTATCTTGTAGATGAAGACGAATCTATTAATCTTTACAATAATATTTATGAACAATTAAAAATAAGTTTTCATCTTGACGGTGGTTGTAAAAGACAGAAAATAATGTCAAAAAAACATTTGAAACGGACAGAAGAGATAATAAGAAACACACAAGGGATTCAAGGGTACAAGACCTTAAAATTAGAACTTGAAAGAATGAAAATCATAAACAGTAAAGTATATTATGAAATAGAGGACAAAAATGAGGACATAAAAGAATTTAGAATAAATATAGTTAAAACTGGTGGGATACCATTTCAAAATATTAAAGACCAATTTGTTATTAAAATTGACAAATCAATACTTGAGGACAATTATCTAGATCCTGATAAGGATTTAATCGGACAAAAATAAAGTGTGATAACAATTCTTTATTTTGGGACAGTTATATTATTGACACTTTCACTTACAATAGTATTTTTGGTTTGGTATTTAAATAAAAAATTAATAGATAAAGATTTTAGTATTATACAAATTAAATAAATTTGATTTTAGAATATAAAGTTATATCTTTGTGGTATGACTTACAAACCACCAAATTATTTTGAACTTTGGAAGAAATCATTTGAAAAAGATACTGGAGGACTAATACCAGAAGAAAAAATGAATGAGTATATTCATTATTTTAATTCCAGAGTAAATGAACACATTTTGACTACACTTGAGACAATTGGTAAAGAACTCAAAGAAATAAATAAAACCTTAAAATCTAGGTGAATCTAATAGTATTCTAAAATCATAATTATCTGGTTTTTGATGTTCTACTGTTAATCTTAAAACTGGTACAAAAAACAGATAATAAGTTATGATTTTCTTTCCAGGTACAGAGTTAGGATAAGTTACATATTTTATTTTCTTTTTTAAAATAATCATAAAAAATCTTAATAAGTTTTATTAATTTTGGTGAATATGATATTGAATGTATTTTCATATACTTATAAATATCCCGACTGACAAAAATGAATCAACTTGACATTTATTACAAATTTCTGGAAAGTATAAGGAATAAATTCAGAAATAATATTAAACCAGTTAACCCCGACTATTCGTCTGAATCTGAACTACTAAAAAAATCAACTATATTTAATCCAATAACAAAACTACATAAACAAAAACCAACACAGTTATTTGCGATTATTGCGATTATTATTGCGATTATTGTTAACAGATATGAAATATACAAATTTTTCATTGAACTAAAAGAATTGATATTGAATTTCTGTAAATAATATCATCCCGATTGACAAAAAAGATTTTAAAACGTGTGATAACAAAGGGTTTATGAAATTGGGGTTGACAATTTCATTTTAAACAGTTATCTTTGTGAAATAAAAAAATATTTTCCTGTAGTTTAACCGGATAAAACACCTCTTTGTTTAATTTTAATAATATCCTTTTTAAAAGATACTACGAGACTGAGAGGAAGATGTCGGTTCAAATCCGTCCAGGAAAATATTTTTTTACATTATGTTTTCATTAATATCATTTGAATTTTTAAACCCCAACTTCATAAACCCTTAAAACGTTATTTTTTTAATATATAATACAAAGATAAACATAATATTTTAAAAAGTCAATAGCATTCACTTTGAAAAATAATATCCATCAACGATATTAAAAGTATTTTCTATTCTTTCTTTTGATATTCCAGATAATATCCTTGGGCCCATAAATGAATTAATCAAAACATAAGTATTATCTTCATCTTTTATCATTAAAAAAGAATGATTAATATTTAATAAAGGATGATTTATTATAACAATTCCCCCATATTGAAATAACTTATTTAGGTTATTCCCATTTTTAAGATTTAATTTTTTTAAATATTCTTCTTTATTTTTATCAACATTGATTAATAATGGAACTTCTATTTGTTTATAAACACAACAATTAATTAATGCAACATTAAAACTATTATCATTTTCATATTGTCCTGTAAAAGGATAAAATAAATATTTACTAGTCATATTATTTATAAATATCTATTTTTTGATAAAAAACTTAATTTAAATTTTCAACAACAAAAAAATTTAAATTCTCATTAATCGTTACTTCAGTATTATTACTTTTTAATTTTAATTGAATAAAATATTCATGTTCCAATAAAAACGATGTGTCAATGGTTAAATAATTATTATTGAATGTTCTATGAACATCGGTCCATGAAATTATATCAATTTGTTCCCGGCCCTGTTTTATATACAAACGGTATTGTAAACCGCCAATTACAACCTCATCTTCTGGATTAAATTCTTTTTTGGCAATAACAAATAATTTTTTAATATCACCCCTAAGAATTCGTTCTCCACGAAGAATTCCATAGAAAGAAAAACCAAATTTATCTGGTTCTTCACTATTATTTCCAAAATTATAATATTCTTTATTATCTTTTAAAATAAAATTCATTTCTATGGCTGGAAGGGAAATTTTGTCAATTGTAATTCCACTCCATACATCTAGCCATTGAGTTAATGTATAATTATTCATTGTATTGGCAGAATTGGGTACTAATACATCAACATAATAAACTCCTTTAGTTAATTGATTAACATTTGTGCCAGTTATTGCACTGAAAATATTATCATCGTAATCTCTTATAGTTACTTGTGAAGGAATTGAATCTAAATTAGTGGGGTCTTTTCCTTTATTTGTATATAAAAATAATCTATTAGTTTTATCAATAAAAAACCTGTTTCTATTATCATTTATTGTATCTCCACTCCATATTGTTTCCAAATAAGGTTCATAAATTGTATTTGTATGACGGCTAAAAAAACCAATTGTATTAATTGTAGTTGAGGTGAGAGTTTCAAAATTTCCTGACAAGGATAGTCCCAGGCCATTATTTGCTGTCCCCCCGCTTATCCATTTTTCAACAATTTCTGTACAATCAATTTCCAAATTTTCATTTCCTAATGAAAAGTGTTGTGAACCAATTAAATCTGTAGGTGTATTTCCAGAATAAATTCCAGATTGTAACCATTTAGTTGTTTTATTTCTATCAAACCAATTAGGTGAATCTTCTGTTATTTTTTGCGTAAGTCCAAAATCTGCATTTTTATTTGCAAAATCATATTCCCAGCCAATCCCAGAATTCCACGTTTCTCCTGTTGGAACTTGCCATAAAATTAATGGTATGTCATTTGCTCTTGTTCTACCTTTTACTAATTCGTTTCCTAATAATCTTTCATCAAATGAAGAACTATTCGTCATCTTTATTTTATGAGAAATAACATTTCCACTCATTATTTCTTTATCAGAATACTTTTTTCTTATTTTTGACGTATCAAATCTAAATATAAATCTGGTATATTTAGTTGATGCTGTAACTGACCCCCCACCATAATATAGTTCATAAACTGGATTCAAACTAATATTAGTTAGTTTATTTCTTTGAATTGCTGTTGAAGCACTAAAAAATGTTTTATAAATTCCCATTGATTATATTTTTATTAATAAATATCTAAAAATTAAATAAAGGTATGCCTAATTTATTGCTAAACTCTTCTATTTTGAATAATCTACTATTAATATCATTAACTATTTCATTTAATTTTTGTTCTGGTATTTTTTCTCCCCCCTTTAAAATAATTTCATGTGTTTTTGAAAATTCTTTTTCTTTCATTTTACCTCCCTCTAAAAATACTCGATATAATAAATCATCCATATTTTTTGGTTTAATAATATAAAATCTATTTTTTATCAAAAATATATAAAAAATGTTATCACGAATTTTATAAGAATAATACATAAATTCTGATATTATATTAAACTGGGGAAAAGTATAAATGGTATCACCAACATATGAATCAATATTTTTATTATATGATTCCAGTCTCATTTCAATTCTATCTTTTATGGTTTGATGAGGATTAATATCTGGACTATGTATAATTTTGTATTCTTTTAAAAAAGGAATTCTCTCTTTAAAATAATCAACTGTTAAATATTTTGGATTAATATTTTCATCAATAATATTTTCAATTAATCTTTTAAACTGGGATTCTGTTATTAATATATTCATATTATTTTATTATCTTCTTATTTAATAATTCATTAAAAACGATTAAACTTAAATCATTAACTGTTTTTATTTCTTCTGCCACATCGTCCCATATATGAATATTTAATATTTTTTCAATTTGATAATATAATTCATAAATATTAAGAAAATCACCTTTTATTATATTCTTTATATTTAATTCTTTAAATAAAATATCTTTTAAAACTATATAACATTCATTATAAGTTAATTTATGATTATTTTTAAGTTTTAATAATTTATTTTTGTATTGCTTTTTCATAATCTTCCTTTTTAATAACAAAACCAATATTGCCAACTAATCTATCTTTTTCACTAAATAATAGAAAATCTTTACCAAATTTATCTATAAATCTTTTATATGCAACTATTCTACTATCCGAATCTGCCGTAAAATATATAACTCTTACATCATATTTATTAATGTATTCATTTAAATAATGAAAAACTGTTCTTAAAATAGTTAATGATTCTTTATTCTGTGTTAATGGTTTTACATCTATTTTATTATTTTCATAAGTTCCAAATCTTATAAAATATACTGGTTTATTTTCATTATATTGTTGTATTGTTTTTATTGTTGTTTCCCCCACTTTACTATCAAAATTATCAACATATGCTTCAATAGCATAATTATTTCCAGATATTGTTGAAAATTTAATAATTAATTGTTTTTCATCACTTTTTTCTATATTAACATTTTTCAATTTTGCTGGTTCATTAATATCATCATAAACTTCATTTATAATATTTTCAATAACTCGTTTTAATTGACTTTCTGTGATTACTATTTTCATATTTTTATATAAATATTTACTTATATTAAAAAAATTGATAAAATATTTGTTTATTTCAATTATTTTACTTACCTTTGTATTATTAATAAATAAAAAATAGCATGATAGGAAAAAAATTAAGTCCGATTTTATCTGAAATAGAGGACACTCTTTGGGAATTTGAACTAAATTCAAGAATAAAACCAGAATATACAATAGATGGATTTAGAGCAGGAATTAAAATATTTATGTCCGTTTTAATGGATAAAATCTGGGAATTGCAATCCGATGAAAAAATGGATATTCAAGATAGAATAAACATGGTTGAAAAGGTTGGTCAAGATGTCAGAAAATTAGTTAAAACTTATACGGATATAGATACTCACGATTTATACAAAAAATGAAAAAAGAAATTATAATATTTTTGGATATTGATGGGGTTATTGCAACAAATAATTCCATTTATGATTTATGGAAAGAATACATGGGTGAAAAACCAACCACCAAGTTCAATGAAATATTAAAGAGAAAAAATTTACCGTTCATTAATACGTCTATGAAATATTGGCCCTTTGATAGAAATTGTATTTCAAACATCCATAAATTACAATTATATTTCCACGAACAGGGATATATTGTTAATTATGTTATTTCAAGTACGTGGAGAATAGGAAGAACAATTGAAGAATTAAAAGATTTATTCAATATCAAAGGTCTATATTTAACAAATATTATTGGAAAAACAGACAGAGTTAGATTACATGACAGCCCCAGGGGGAAGGAAATTTTACAATGGTTAAAAGATAATGATAAAGAAAATTCAATTTACATGGTTATTGATGATGATATTAATTATGATATTATTCAATACATTGATAAAAAACATTGTATAAAAACCGAATTTAAAAATGGATTTAATAATAAATTATTAAAAGAAACTATTGAAAAAATTGAAAAATTATTATGAGATTACCAAAAAAATGTAAAGAGGAAATCAAAAGTTATGTAGATTCAAAAGGATTTGATATTATTGGAGGAAAATTCTCGTTATTTGAAGATGATAAAATTTGCAGGGGGTATTATATTGATTCACAGAAAGGTATAAAAAGAAAATTTGCAGATAGGTTTGGACTTGATTATGAATGGGTTACTTTAGATAAATGGTTTTTAGAATTTATTGGTCATATATTAAGAAAATATAAAATTAATAATATTGAATTTGCGCATAATGATAGATATACTTCTACAGAATGGAAATTTAATAATATAAAAAAAATTATACCAGAGTGATGGAAACGGTAGACATAATGGACGTGAACTACTTCTTGCCAAGGGGCAAAGAAGATTCGGAAAATAAGCATAAATGATTATGATTACCAACCAAGTTGATACCCAACTTATGAATATTAATAGCAGCATTATGGTCTCTCGTAGTTTCAAACCCACAAGTAGTACACTTATGAGAGCGTTCATAGAGGGTTTTAGGTTCGAGAGTACCACAATTACTGCATTTTATTGTTGTGCCTTTTGGATTTACTGCTATACAATAAGTACCAGCATCTTCCGCTTTGTACTTCAGCATAAAAATAAATGTACTCCAAGAGGCATCAGAAATATGTTTTTGAAGATTATATTTATTATCTTCAATCATTTGTTTAATTTTCAAATCTTCATAAGCAATAAGGTCAAAAGTATTTACCAACCTATAAGAAAGTTTATGCTGAAAATGATTTCTCTGTCTTGCAATTTTTCTATGAAGATTGGTAAGTTGTTTTTTAATTTTTTTACTTTTCCCTTTAGAGTATTTGCTCTGAATTTCTTTAAGTTTATCTTCAGATTGTTTCAAATATTTTGGATTGGCAATTTCTTCTCCATTGGAAAGTACTGCAAAATTAGTAAGTCCCAAATCAATCCCAATTACATTAGTAATAACTTTCTTTTCTGGAATAGGATTAGAAAGTTTACAAGAGAAAATAACATACCATTGATTGCCTTCTCTCTTAATTGTGCAAGTTTTTATTTCACTATTCAAAGGAATTTGCCTGTGAAGTTTAATTTTTATAGATCCTATTTTAGAAAGTCTAACTTTTTTATTAATAATATCAAATCCACTTTGAGGATAAGTAAAACTATCATATCTATCAAAACTTTTATAACGAGGAAAACCAGATTTTTCTCCTTTTTGTTTTATTCTGCGAAAGAAATTTTGATAAGCCAAATCAACCCGTTTAATTACATTCTGCAATACTTGGCTATGAATTTTATTATATTCAGGGAATTCATCTTTAATCGATGGCAATTCATTTTGTTGTTCATTATAAGAAATAGATTTTTGAGCAATACGATATGCTTCTCTGCGATGCTCCAATGCTGTATTATAGAGTTTGAAGCAAGAAAACAAAGTATCTTGCAAAACTTTTTTCTGTTTGGGGGTAGGATAAATTCTATATTTATAAGCTCTCATAATATAAATAAATATACCAATAAACAAAATTTATTTCAATATCCTAAAAGGTGGGGGATTTATTTTGTAAATATTTTAAAACCCATTGAGCATTATTTGCTCATGCAGGTTCGAACCCTGCCTCTGGCACAAAAAATAAAATTATGATTGTATATAGGGCAATGTCTAAAAAAGAAAGGGACTTAACTCTTGAACATAATGATTTTGCCTTTGACAAAAAACGTAAATATTTTTCATTTAATCTGGATTGGATAAAATCAAGAGTAATGGATGGAAATTTTAATAATTCCAAATTTAAAACAGAAAGATATAAGCATTTATTAAAATTTGAAATTGATGATGAATATATAATTCAGTTTAGTAAAGTGGGGGAAAAAGAATTAATGTTACACAAATGGAAATCAAACTTTCCCATTAAAAATATCAGTGAAATTGAAAATGGCCCCGTAACTCAACAGGATAGAGTACTGCCATAAATAATTTCGATTCTGTTAAAATTTATAATTTAAAAATGGAATTATTTAAATAACTATGACAGAAGAATGTAGAAAAGAAATTATAGATTATCTCACATTAAAAGATTGGATATTTCCTCATAGTGTTAAATTGTTTGGTGGTTCTAATACCTCTTTTTTAAGCACAATAATCATATACTCAAAAAATGGTGTAAAAAAAAATATGGAAAACAAATTTGAAAAAAATAAAATTAATATGTCAAAATATTTCTTAGAATATATTGGTCATTTTTTAAGAAAATATAAAATAGAAACTGTTAATTTTTTTCATAGCGAGCAGATTACTTATACATCAAAATCCTGGAAATTTAAAGAAATAAAAGAGTCTATTGTTTTATAACTTCCATTTCATCAATTTCTTTAAATTCCCCCCCGACTACCTCACTTAAAATCCATTTTTCTTCTCCATTTTCAATTTTAGGTAGTATAACAAATTCTCCGTTATTATAATTTTCTTTATATGATTTTATATTTACCCCTTCTTTTTTAAATTTTCCTTTTAAATCTGATATTATATTATCATATCTTGTTATATCAAGTTGCCTGATACAATTGTTTGTGGTAAATCCATCAAATATTTCTCTTGGATTTTTCCCTATTTTATTCCAAAAATCTAACTCACGTTGGTCTATATTCATTGTCTCTTCAATTGTGTCCAAATCTTCCATTTGGAGTTTTAATTGTTTCTCAGTATAATATTGTTTATCTTTTGGATTTTTTACTAATAATGTATCTCTGACTTCTTTTTGAAAACAAGTCAGCAATTGTTTTATCCTGTTATTTAAAATATTAACATATCTTAAAAAATTATAATGTCCATATTCTTCCTTTTCTGGATCAATTAATATTGAATTTCCAACATCCTGGTCTGAAACTTTATTTCCATTATTAACATAATAGACAATTTCCCCCAAGTTCTTATCAATGTTTTTTTCCACCAATAATTCCATATAGGCGAACCTTGGAAGTGGTTTTCCATTTTTATTTGTTTTTTGTAATCTTTTTTTATAATCTTGTTTTGATATTTTAACTTTAGCCTTATTTGCCATATAATTTAATGGTAATTGTTTATTATATATTTTTTCTATATACTCATAATAATATTCAACAAACTCTTTTGGTTTGTTGTTTAATAATAAATTAACACTTTTATCAATAAATTCTTCCAAATATCTTTGTATCTTATTTGATTTTAACGTATTCCCTGTAATTTCAGATTTTCCTTCATAAGTCAAATTAACATAATTTTTTCTTTTCATATTAATTGAAGATTTCCATTTTTTGTCAATATCCAAATTCATGAATCCTTTCATATAAGTTTTATTAAAATATTCAACCAATTCTTCAATTTTATTTTTATGACTGTCCGGTACTGAATAATTACCCCCATCTGTATCTGTTTGTAATAAAATAAAATCATTATCTACAAAATATTTTATCATTTTTCTAAGATATTGTCTTCCAGTACAAGTTATTCTTTCCCCACAATCCATATCACCCCAATTGAAAACTTCTGGAGCGCTTAAAGAACCAAAAAATCCATTATTTAATATTTTAAGTGGTAATTGTCTGACATTATAATAATTTGATAATTCTTCATTATTTTCTTTTTTATATTTTTCTTTTAAATGTTTATATTTATTTCTTGTTTTACTAAAATAAGTTATCAATTTTTTCATAACATGATCAATATCACAATCTGGAAATACATCATGTTCAATCATAATTGAAGGATAAAGACTAGCAAAATCAAGTTTTACTATATTTTCTCCATATCCTATTTTAAATAATCTTGATAGTCCACCAACCATATCTCTTTTTTTATCATTGTTTGGTATTGATATTTTATTTTCATAAGAATATGCCATCATAAGAATTTTCCAAGTAACTGCGGTTCCCATTGTCGATGTTCTTCCCAAAGAAGATGGTATCAATGAAGATAATAAAAAAGATGCCTGATTAAATATTTCATCTACTTGTTCTGTTTCCCATAAGTCATCCAAAAGATATTGACGTACTATTTCTTTTCCTGTTATTGTGTCTTCTGTTGAAGAAACATATTCATTATCTTTAATTAACTGATAATTATTAGTTTTTCTATCAATTTTATATCTTTTATTCTCTTTATATATTTGATAAATTTTATCACCATCAACATACATTCTATTTGGCTTATTTTTCTTTGCATATTTTGTAATATATTTTAATCCCCATGTTTTTATATCAGAATTTATTGCCATTGTTCGTCTAACAGAATGAGCAACATCCGTTACATTGTATCCATACATTATTGTTTGAAAATATTCTTCTGTTTCTGATGCCATTTTTAAAAATCCTTTTTTCTTTCTTATTGGTTTTTTCTTATCCAAAGAAGTTAGAAAATCACAATTATTTAAATCAATACCCAATCTGTTACATCTTTCAATTATAAAAGGAAAGTCAAAATTCTCACTATTATATCCACTTATAATTGAGGGTTTTATTTCATTTATTATTCTAAAAAACATTTCTATTCCTTCTATTTCGGAATCATCATTATCATCAATTTCAATAACATGTTGAAAACCTCTATTATCTTTTATTCCAATTAAAAATATTTTTTGTGTTTTTGGATCAATTCCAGTTGTTTCAAGGTCAAAATATAATTTATGAACATCTTTATAATATTCAAAACCTTTAAATAATCTTTTTCCTGTTTGAATTAAAAATTGTTCCTCTGGTCTGTTTATTATAAATAAATCTTTTCTTTCAAATGGGTCATATCCTCCTTTTTTAAAAAAATTAATTAATGCTCCAACAGATTTAGTACTGGTAACTAAATATTTAAATCCATTTTCCAATCTTAAATTATTATCAGTTCTTAATTTTTCTATTTTAATTCCGTAATATTCTATTGCTTTATCTCTTATATCTTTGGATTGATATAGTTGAATTTTATTTTGTTTTAAATCTTTCATAAAAAGATAGGGAGTATAATGATGTTTTTCAGTATATTTACCCTTTACCGGATCATCAATAAATAATGTAACTGAATTGGTATAATAGTCTCCCTCAACAGAAGTTATGTACTTTTGTGGATCCTTTCCTTCTAAAAAAATTTCTATGAAATCTTTCACAATTTAAAAAACTTATAAATTAAAAACAAAGATAATCAAAATTAATTAAAAAGTCAATGGTTTTTTTATATAAATAGTTGTTATTTTATTATTTCATATTTATCTTCTTTATTTAATATATAAAAATCTCCTTTAATATTATATAATTCATAAGGAAATAAACCCATCCAGAATGTTTCTTGTCCAAAATGTACATCATCAACATTATTTGTAAAATTAACAGAAAATGTATCAAACCATATAATTGATTCTAAATTTACATTACCATTATTATTAAACTTAATATTATCTCCCATTTTTTTAAGAGAATCTAACCATACAGTACCATCATTATTAAATTCAATGTTATTTCCTATTTTTTCAAGAGAATATAAACCAACATCACCATCATTATTAAATTCAATGTTATTTCCCATTTTATTAACAGAATATAACTCTACATGACTATTATTATTAAACTCAACATTATCTGGAATATATGTTATTAAATCAGAATCTATAATATATCCACCAATAATAATTTTACCCATCCCTGCGGATGGTTGTTTACTATCTTTTATTTCATAAGGAAATTTTTCCTTATTTAAAATATCAATAAATTCTTGTCTCCTTGAATCTGATTCTGAAATAATGTTTTCAATTAATCTTTTAAATTGACTTTCTGTGATTATTATTTTCATATTCTTATATATAAATATCTATTTATTTTAAAAATAATTCATTTTTTATTTGGAAATGTCAATTATTTTACTTACCTTTGTGATTAATTAACTTAAATTATTAACCCTTTAAAAAATTAATTAAAATGAATGATAAAGATAGATTTTCTGAATTACTTGATAATGGTGGTAGTTTTTCAATTTTTATTACTGCTATAAAAAATAATGTAAACCAATGGCAAGCCCAAACTTTAAAGGAAGCGGAAGAATCAATAAAATTATTTATGAAATTAAATCCAACTTTAACTAGAAGTGAAGCAAAAATCTATAAAACAATTTCAACAGAAATAAAAAGAATTAAAGGTAAAAAAGTACACCATATAAATAGAGAATTAATTAAGACTATCCACCTAAAATAGTTCACTTTTTTCTTGTTTATTTCAATTATTTTACTTACCTTTGTATTCTAATTAATTTAAAACTTAAAAAAAATGTATGAAGTAGATTTTACTGGTTGGACAAGAACACCAGAGGAGCTTGATAGATTAGAAACAGATAAATTATATCGTCTTAAGAGAAACTGGATTATATTTTATGGAATGGTAAAACATAGAAGATTTCCTTTTGATAAAGATTTTTTTGATTATTTTTGGTACTATTTGTCAAATTTAATATTTAATAAAAATAATTTTTGATGAAAACACTTGTTATACATCCCCAAGATTATACCACTGATGTTCTTTCCCTTATCTATAAGGATAAAAAAAATTGGACAATTATAAATGATTGTAATATATCCAATGATGAATTAACAGAACAAATTAAGCAACATGATAGAATTATAATAATGGGCCATGGTTCTCCCAATGGATTATTTAACCCAGTTAATCCAGGATTTCTTATTGATAAAAGACATGTTTTTTATTTAAGACAAAAGAAAAACAATGTTTATATTTGGTGTAATGCTGACCAATTTATTAAAACCCACAATTTAAAAGATTGTTTTTATACTGGGATGATAATATCAGAAAAAAGTGAAGCAGTTTTTTGTGGTGTAAATTCAACACTTGAAGAGGTTAATCGTTCAATTTTATTATTTTCTGAATCAATAAGAGACAATATTGATTTATTAGAACCAAAGTTAATGTGTGAAAACGTTATTTCTCAATATAATATTGATTATTATGAAAATAGTAATGTTATGGAATATAACAGAAAAAGAATTTATTTTAGTTAAATAATTTGACTTTTTCAAATATTATGTTTATCTTTGTTTAAATTATGAAAAAAAAGATAGAAAAAATACTTGAGGATACTCTACAATTATATGGTGAGTTCTATGGTCAATCTTGTTATTTTGCGGGTGAAGATAAGAAAAAAGAATTGCCCAAAGATGAATTTTTAGAAATATACAAAAAGAAAGCTCTTGAAAAAATAATAAAATTACTTAATGAAAAAAATATGAAAATAACAAAAAAAAATAGAAAATTAACATACAAAGAAAGAATTAGATGGTTTATTCAAAATTATTATGAAACAGGAATGGAATATGGAATATTATTGGATACAATGAAAAATGAAGATCTTGATAATTTTAAATGGTATGATGATATAATAAAAATTCCAAAATATGTTTCTGAAATGAGCAAAGAAGAATGGCAATTAATTAAAAATGCATTATAATAAAAAAACAATGAATATATCAGAAGAACTTGTAAGTATAATAGGTGAACATACAAAAACTATAACTTCCATTATTGAGGCTATCCGTATTTTAAGAGAAAGAATAGAAAAATTAGAAAAATCAATAAAAGAAATAAAAAATTAATGAATTATGATAAAATATGAAAAACAATACAAATAAATTAACAATAAAAAAAACAAAGTAAAATACTTATTTTATCATTACTTAAAGAATTAGAACAAGAATCTGTTAAAAAAGAAGATTATAAAAGTGCTGCCCATTATAGAGACAGAATAAAACGAACAGAAAAAAGATATGCTACTTAATCAATATTAAAACTTAAAATTTATTGATTTTTAATAAGTTACAAAAATATTTGAAAATATTATTTATTTTACTTACTTTTATACCCCGATTAAATTATTAATCAATTTCAATATTTTAAAAACAATGATTGAAACAAAAAATTTATTTATCTTAAAAAAGGTTAGAAATTTAAAAGAAAAACCAACTAAAACCAAAAAAGAACAGAAAATTAGCAAAATAATTGATAATAGTCTGTCTTTAACAGTTGCTAGATATTTAAGAAAAAATCCGAGTCTGGTCTTTAAAAATTTTAAAAACGAAAAATCAATTTTTGGACATTACAAAGTTTCCAATAAAATCTTTGAAAAAACAGAAGAAAACTTAGATTCAATTATAAATTCTCTTAAAAAATTATATAACAACAAACAATTAGAAAAATATGAAAACTAAAAAATATCAAGATAAACCATCAATAAAATTAAATATTGATTATATAATTGATTTATATACAAATAAAAAAATATCTTGCTCAAAAATAGCTAAAATTCATAATCTTAATAAATCGACAATAAGAAGAATATTAATTAAAAATGGCATAGATACAAGTTTAAAACCTAATAAATATTATACAAACAGAAAAAATAAAATTTTAAAAATGATCCATAAAGGATTTAGATTTCAATATATTGCTAATAAATATGGAATAACTAAACAAAGAGTTAATCAAATTGCTTATAATAATAAAATTCATCGTCAGAAAAATATAAGAAAAAAATATAAAAAATTAATAAATAAAATTTATCAATATGTTCAAAATAATCCATATGCCACATATCAAGATATACGAATAAAATTTAATTTAACTTATGGAGATATGGGAATTTTAAGAAATTATCATGGATTAAACTTATCATTATCTTCTATATTACAAAATAGAAATAAAAGTATTATTAATGATTATTTCAACAATAAATTAACTGCTACCGATATAATTAATAAAAATTATGGTATAACAACTCAACAAGCAATATATAAAATATGTTATTCAAGTGGTCATTATCATAAGTTAAGGACTAAATATAATTTAAAAAAAAGATATTTTGAAAAAAAAGAAATTTTTGATTTGATTTTTAATTTAAGAAATAACAAAAAAATGAATTTTAAAAATATTTGTAACTATTTAAATGATAATAATTATAAAACAATATATGGAAGAAAATTTAGAATTAACAATGTTAAATACAAATATAATAAATCAAAAGAATTATTAAAATAAATGAAGGCACTGATAAAACTTAAAATTTTATGAAAACATTTGAGATGACTGGTTCACCTAAACCACTTTTTGAAACAAAAGAGGATTTTGTTAATTTTATGGAATCCATGGGATTTACTCATACAGGACTAAACAAAGAAACAAATTTACTTATAACAAACGAATTAAAATCAACATCTGGTAAAATGAAAAAGGCCTTTAAATATAATATAGAAATAAAATCTTATAAACAAATATTTAAAGAAATTAAATAAAATATATTATGAAAAATAAAACTTTGGGTTTTGGAAAATATAAAAATAAAAAATTAGAACAAATTGCAATTATCGATCCAAATTATATTTTTTGGTTATTAGAAAATAAAATAATCAATATCTCTAATGGTATTCAAGAATTAGCATCAGAAAATATTTCATTAGATCCAATGCCACCAGATCTTGATATGGTTCATGAAGATTGGGGTGATAGAGATTAAATAAATATATTATATTCATCAACTATGTTATACAGTAAGGATTTATATTAAAAAATTAAATAACCTCTTTTTCAAATATGCGTTTATTATAATTTTTTTTTAACTGTTTTAAAATTTCCTTCATTTTTTCTTCAATATTTTCATCATACTTAATAATATATAAGGGAATATTATTATCTTTACAATAATTTTTTTTTATTTGATCTCGTTTTTTTATTTCTTTAAAGTTATTTATCCCGCCCCAATATTCTATTGGTTCATAATGTTGAATACCATCAAATTCAATACAACCAATTTCTGGAATATAAAAATCAAATTTTAACGGCCACTTATATCTACAATAAATAAATATTTTTTGTCTTTCATATTTTATAATAATTTTATCTAATATTTTAAATATTTCTCTTTCTCCTCTAGATTCTCTGCAATATATACACCCACACCCACTTAAATGGGTGGTTGGTGTCTGTTCAAAAATTCCACATTTAGAACAAATTATCTCTACTTTAGTTTTAGCATTTATATAATTTACTTTAGAGTAATCATATTTATTACCATGTATTTTAATTGCTTTTTTTATGAATTCTTCTGTATTACTATTATAATTCCCACTACAATATTTACACCCATTCCCTCTTAAATGTATATCTGGAGTTTGCTCGAATATGTGGTTTGCTTGACAAATAATCTTAATTTTTGTATTATTATTTACATACTCTGATAATGAATAATCATATTTATTATTATGAATTTTATTAGCCATTTCTATAAATTTTTCTTTACCCAATATTTGTTTTATACTATTAGATTTATACCCACAAAATTTACACCCATTCCCGCTTAAATGTTTATCTGGAATTTGATTAAAAATACCATGTTGTTTACAAATTATTTCTACTTTAGTTTTAGCATTTATATAATTTACTTTAGAGTAATCATATTTATTACCATGTATTTTAATTGCTTTTTTTATGAATTCTTCTGTATTACTATTCTTTTTTTCACCGCACGATTTCCTTCCACAAAATATGCAACCAGAGCCATTATTTATATGTGTTGCTGGAATTTGACTAAAATACCCATGTAATTTACAACCAATGATAACCTTAGTATAATAATTTATATATTTTACCTTAGAATAGTCATATCTATTTCCATGAATTTTTTTTGCTTCTTTTATAAATTCTTCAGTTGTTTTTCTTCTCATAATTTTTTATTTTTTTTTTAATAAATTCTCTTATGTCTTTTGACATTGATATATTATTTAATTTGCAATATTGAAAATATTTATTAAATAATTCTTTTTTTAATCTTATATTAACTCTTCCGTTTTGTTTCATAATATTATATTTTTAAATTATTAACTTGTACGTACATATATAAATATATAATAGAATAGCAAAAAACTAATTATTTTAATTTTTTTTAAAAAAATTTTCTATCTTAAATTGTTATTCTTCCTGATTTTACAAAAACTTTTATATCTTTTTCAGGGAATTTTATTTCAAACATGCTTGATGGTTCTCCGAATAGCGTAAAATCAATAAGTTTAATTTGTCTGGTATTATTATTTAACAATTCTTGGGAAATCTCGTTTAAACTATATTTACCACCTCCCACTTTATTGAAAATTCTGGTCTCTATAATGTTGATAACTCCTGGTTGATTATTAATTTTTTCTATTAAATTTCCAATATATATATTTTCATTCATTGTATGTTTTTTTATATCTAATTCGTCAGTTACAACACTTATAACATTTGATGCAATCTCACTTTGAGAAAATTGTTGATCAATGAAAAGATCAAATTCAAAAGAAAGATTTATAACTCTTCCATCACTTACTTCAACATAATCATTTAACATTCTGAATTCTGTAAGATATTCGGCAATATTTTCTTTTAATGTTTGGGTTGAGGTGTTATCTAATTTACCATTTTCATCCAATGCTAATATTTTAACTTTAACTTTATTTTGTTCTTCAAAGCAGCTATTTCTAAATGCACTTCCAAATTTCCCCGGAATTTTCATAATTTGACTCATATAATCCCGTACAGTAGTCGTGCGCAATTGACTCGAAAAATTATAACTTATAAGTTTTCTCATTTCTTCAATACTTAATTCGTCTTTTCCACCCAAGCCAGGAACAGGGTTAGAAACTTCTAATGATGTCCTTACAGATCTATTTATATCTGCCCGAGGACCATCAACTGTCATATTTACATTTCCAACTTCTGTCAAAACATTACGACCAATATTTGAATCTGCGCCACCACCAACTCTATATCGTATAAAAATAGTAGTTCCCACAACTGGACCTTGGCCTAGTGCATTATTATTAAGAAAATCTCCTAATTGAGTTTCAAATCCAGTTCCTTTTATAACATTTTCATATATTTCTGATTGAAAATCAGATCCAAAAGTAATTTTACAAAAACCGTTTGGAGTATATTCTTTAATAAATCGTTTATTAGCTGTTTTCCAAGTTCCAGGAACAACCCCACTTCTATCACTAACTCTGGTAAAATCTTCTTTAAATATAGAATCTTGTGCAAGATGTTCTACTTCAAAAAATCTCCTATCATCATCTAAAAATTCATCAATTGTTGGGGTTCTGATGAAATTAGTACCTTCTAATGAAATACATTGTTCAATAGAAATAACATCTTTATCTGGTAAAATAATTTCAAAAAAAGGTTTAATATCTTCTGCAGTTATAACTCGTTTAAAAATTTTTGATACACCATTAATAACCAATTCTCTTTTTGTTATTTTATAATTTTGAATTTTATCATTTGCATCAATATTAGGAATAATTAATCTATTTGGTGCTCCTCCCCTTCCAAATGGTGAACTAAAATCAATTTCTTCAGTAGTTTCATAGACCTTTCCAGCACCAATTGCTTGAGTCCCAGGTTTTAATATTGGCAAATATTCTTTTGAAAATGTATCTCCAAATGTTGGTACAGTTACAGAAAAATCAACTATTGTTATTGCTGGTTTTTTACCACCTATTTTCAGTCCCATATTAGCAGCATGCCCAAATAAAGACCTTTTTTCTTGTGCTTGTTGGAGTTGTGTTTCCTGGAAATTTCTGTCAATTGTAAAATTTAATTGGTCGGCAACCGCAGCATTTAGTTCAACAAGAAGAGAATAAATTGAAGAATCATTAAATGAACTGATTAAATCAGGATAATATTGTTTTGTGAAATTTATAAGTTGTTCCCTGATTTCTTGAAAATTACGTTTATCGTAAGAAATTGCTTGCTTTAGTGCCATTTTTTATATTGGTTATGTTTCTATTATAAATATTTATAATTGAAAATAATTCACTTTTTATTTGGATAATTCAAATATTTTACTTACCTTTGTATTATAATTAACCTTTTTTAAAACTTAAAAACAATGAAAACAGAAAAGGAGAAAAAATATGAAGAAGGGTTAAACGCATATATAAGAGACAAAAGAAAGGGACTTATGGACTATACAGGAATGTTTAAAGAACGTTATGGGGATAAAATAACTCATCCACTAGATGGTGAAGAAATGAAAGAGTATAAACATTTACAAAATGCTAAAAATACTGAAGAACAAAATTTCAAAGAACTAATAAAAGCAATAACTAAGGATTATGCAAATCAAATTATTAATCCCCCAATAACAGAACAAGATTTTTTAAGACCACTTATAACAAACGGAGAAAAGAGACTTATTTACTACAAAAAACTATTAGAAGAAGTTCATAGGGATAAAATAACTTGGCCACCAGATGATGAATTTGTTAAATGGTTTAAAGATTTTTTACGAGATAATAAAAATGAAGAAGAGCAATTATTAAAAAAATATAGAAAAGAAATGACTTATGCAAACCAAGGTCTTAATCCTCCTCGCTTTTATCCACCAGAAAATGCTGAGGATAAACGAAAATGGTTTGACGAACTTCGTGCTACACATATCAATATCAATAAAAAAGAAGAGGGCAATAATAATATTTCAAAAGAAAATCCATTTGCTAACAATAAATAATTTTTTATTTGGATATGTCAAAAATTTTACTTACTTTTGTGATTAATTAATTTAATTTATTAACTAATATTAAAACTTAAAAACAATGAAAAAATTAACAAAAAAGGAATCAAAGAAAAGAAAATTAAAAAAAGATGATAAAACAAATTCCCCACTTAAAACTGTTTCAACAATTGCTTTATTGGGTGAAATTTTTGGCAAAACGGATAAAGAAAAAAATGATTGGAAAAAAAGAATGCTTGGTACAATACATGGATTATCTTTTCCTGATGATTTTGATACTCTACCTGAAAAAGAGCGCAGTCGTAGATTGGACGGAGTTATCAATATTGGGCTTGGAAAAAAATAATTATTTAATTTATTAACTTTTTTAAAATAAAATACTTATGCAAACAGGAATATCAGATATTCAAAAAATGCCAGATAATAATATAGAAATTACTTTTTGTACATATCCCAACTGTGAGGATTATTTGACACTTACAATTGATGAAAGAACAGCTTGGGAAATTCATGACTTTTGTCAAAAAAAATTAAGTTATGGGGCACAATTAAAAAATGAAAAAATCAAAAAATAGAAAATTAACATATAAAGAAAGAATTAAATGGTTTATTGAAAATTATTATGAAACAGGGATGGAATATGGGATTTTATTAGATGATATGAAAAATAAAGACCTTGATAATTTTAAATGGTATGATGATATTATAAAAATACCAAAATACACAAATAAAATATAAAGTTATGGAAAAATCAAAAGAAGATTATTTTATTGAATTATTAAAAGTTTTAAAACCAAAAACTCTTAATGAATATCCAGATTCAATATTTTATATTTATAAAGATAAATTTTATATTGAATACAATAAAAGAATTAAGTATGCCTGGTTAAATTATAATAGAATTTGGTCAATTTTTGAATCTAAATATCATTGTAGCTGTCGGGAAATCAAGGAGATAACTGGTCATCTGTTGGAAGAACATTTAAAATTGAGGAGACCAACAACTGGTAGTGAGGTCATAATGGTTATTGATATGTTGGAAAAACATTTAAAATTGAATGGAGTAACAACTATAAATAATTAATTTAAGTTATTTTTTATGTTAAAAATCCAAACATATCTAAAACAACATGGTTTAGAGAAAACCATAAATGATTTTGATTTGATATATAAAGAATATGATAATAGGTTTCTTTTAAAATATAAACAAATTGATTCTGATTTTTCAAAACAAGAAGTAAGGGAATGCAGAGGACTAATATTAGAAAAAAATACTTATAATGTAATATCTTTGGGATTTAAAAAATTCTTTAATCACGGGGAACAATGGGCCAGTAAAATTGATTGGGATTCTGCTGAAATACTTGAGAAAATAGACGGTTCTTATATTCAAGTTTATAATTATAATAATAAATGGTATATGGGAACATCTGGAACTGGAGAAGGTGAAGGAGAAGTTAATAATAAACCAGGATTAACATTTAATAATTTATTTAATAAAATATTAAAAGAAAAATATAATTTAACATTAAATTCTTTTAACCCACAATATATTTATATTTTTGAATTAACAACCCCATATAATATTGTTGTTACCCCTCACAAAGAATCAAAAATTACGTTATTAACGTTACGTGATTTACATAATCTAAAAGAATTATCAAGAGAAGATGTTTTAAAAACAGGACAATTATATAGTTTACCAGTAGTTAAATCTTTTAATTTTAAAGATAAAAATATTCAAACCTTAATAGACACATTTGAAAATATGCCGTATTATGAAGAGGGATATGTGATTGTTGATAAATATTTTAATAGAATTAAAATAAAAAATCCAAAATATCTGGCAGTACATTATCTCAAATCAAGTACTGCTCAACATCATATATTAATAATCATAAAGTCAAATGAAATTGAAGAATATGTTTCAACAATTCCTGAAAGAAAGGATGAATTATTAAATTTAAAAGAAAAATATGATTTACTACTTAAAAGATTAAATAATATATGGGATAATCTGTTAGAAAAACCAATAAATATAACAAAGGAGGAAAGAAAATTATATGCTCAAAGAGTTTTTAATATCTGCAAACAAAATAATATTGAATTATTCACTGGATTATTTTTTACGCTGATTGATAAAAAAGTATTATCAGTTAATGAATATTTAATAAATTTTGATAATAAAAAATTATATGAGTTTTTAAACAATTAAAATTTTAAAATAACTGTATCTTTACTTTCAAAAACTCCCTCATTTATAGAAAAATCTATTTTTACACTAATTGAATTTCCTTCTTCTCCTGATGATGTGTTTAATTTTCCCTTTATATGTGTTTTTGTAATTAAACCACCCTGTTTATCTATAATTGTTTGATCTAAACTTGTATCATCCAAATCTGAAACATCGTCCATTTTTACTTCAATATTGTTGATTGTGAGATTAGGAATCCATTTACTTATATCTTCCTGAAGTGAACTTTTTATATCTTCATAAGTATCATTGTCATTTGGTTCAAATAAAAATTCAAGTAATCTTGTACCAAAGTCAACATTATATAATCTTTCTCCCTTTCTGGTTAAAAGTAAATGTATGAGATTTGATTTAATTTCTTCTGCTGATGTTTTTGTAGTTGCAAGAAAGAATCCTTTCGGATCTTCCTCAAATGGAAATTTTATGCCTATTGACATTTAATTATTGTTTTTTTTATTATAAATATTGTCATTTATTTTATTATATATCTTTAAACTTTAACAAAATCTCCCTCTTTTAAAAAATTTGAATCTTTTAAAATAAATTTGGCACCAATTTCATTCGGGTCATCTGGAATTGAAATATTTAATGAATCCCTTCCAGAAAAAAATAACTTTATTTTTTTTATTTCTGGTGTTATGTCTATATTTTCAATTTTACTATCCAATCTTGTTTTAAATATACTATCATCTTTTTTTAAATTATCTGTTCTTTCAATTTGTTCATTATCAAATAATTGTTTACTCTTAGTTATATCAAACGTTCCCTTTATCTGTTTTTCTTCTGTTTGAGTAATTTGATTTAACAAATCAATGTCTTTATTTTTAATATCTTCAATTATATAATAAAATTGAAGATATTAAAATACAGATATAAATTTTGGTCTTAGTTCTGGTAATGATTTCCCTGATATTTTATAATTTTTAATGGTTTTAGATTCAATTTTTCTATAATCATCTATAATATCAGAAGAAAATCTTCTTCTAGTATCCAACCCCAAATTTGTTAAATTTAATTTAAATATTGTCATTTATTTTATTATTTCATAATTACCTTTTTTATCATTATATATTTTAAATTTTCCTCTAATATTATATAACTGATAGGCGAATTCATTTCCCCAGAATAATTCTTCTCCAAAAAATACATTTTCAACATTATTTGTGAAATTAACAGAAAATGTATCAAACCATATAATTGAATATAAATTTACATTACCTTTATTATTAAACTTAATATTATTTCTCCTTCCCTTCGGAAGGTTATTTCCCATTTTATTAAGAGAAGATAACCATACATACCCATGATTATTAAATATAATATTATTTCCCATTTCTTTAAGAGAAGATAACTCTAAATAACCATTATTATTAAATTCAACATTATCTGGAATATATGTTATTAAATTTGAATATATATCATCACCACCAATAATAATTTTATCCACCCCTGCGGGTGGTTGTTTATTCTTTTTTATTTTATAAGAAATATTTTTTTTATTTAATATATCAATAAATTCTTGTCTTTTAATATCATTATTATTCTCGTCAATAATATTCTCAATTAATTTT